GAAGCTTTAGATTTAGATTGGGCGGTTGATGGTTATCACAAACTAAGAGTTACTTTTGCATACACATACTGGCAGAACAATTCGTTGCAGGCTTACGGTATGCAATTGGTTGATGCCGGTATTGCAGCTGTTTCTGATGCAATTGGTGGTTTAGGTGGTAATGCAATTGGTGCTTTAGGTCAAGCGGGTAATTTAATTCCAAATTCCTTAGCGACTCAAAATATACCTTCAATACCAAACGAGCAGACACCAAGGCAACTACCGAATGTGTAATAATTTTATTAATTTATTATAGGAGTTAATTATGGCTTTACCAAAACTTGACGTGCCGACATATGAAATTGAGTTGCCGGTTTCAAAAACTAAAATTAAATATAGACCGTTTCTTGTTAAAGAACAAAGAAATCTATTAATGGCGATTGAATCGTCTGAATCGTCTACCATTCAACAGAACATTAAAGACATTTTGTATAACTGCACACTTACTGAAGGTGTGAACATAGAGAAGTTGCCCATCATTGATGTTGAATATTACTTCGTCAATCTTCGTGCCAAATCAGTTGGTGAGATAGTTGAATCACGGTATCGTTGTAATAATGTGGTTGACGATGTTGAATGTGGTAATATTATGGAGAAAGAAGTTGATTTAACTCAAATTCAGGTACAAATGAATGAAGATGTTTCGGCTGAGATTAATCTCACATCAAACATTTCAATTAAGTTAAAGTATCCAGAGTTTGGTATTGTTAAAGATTCTTTGCAATATGAAAATATTAATGATGTCACCTTTCATATGATTGCACAGAGTATTGAATACATTTATGATGGTGAACAATTTTACTACGCAACTGAATCAACACCAGAAGAATTAATGGAGTTTGTTGAAGGTTTAAACCAAGAACAATTTGGTAAGATAGAAAACTTTTTTAATAATTTACCAAAACTAAAAGAAACATTAGATATTAAATGTAACAAATGTGGTTTTGACCACAAAATTGAAGTAGAAGGACTTGAAAGTTTTTTCGTTTAATATTTCGTCATGACAATTTAAAGAATTACTATAAGACAAACTTTGCGTTGATACATCACCATAAGTATAGTTTGTCAGAGCTTGAAAATATGATGCCTTGGGAGCGGGACATTTACGTTTCTATGTTGATTGCGTATATTGAAGAAGAAAACCAAAAGATACGGGAAAGACAAAGAAAAAAGTAAATGGAATACGGCAAAGCTGAAGGCATACGAAAAAAAGGACTAGCAGGCCTCATCACCGACAATTTGGTTGAAGGTCAAGGCATTGGTTCGTCTTTTGGTTCTGCTATATCCGATAGAACCAAAGCCACATTCACTGGCATTCAAGAAAAGTTCGACCCACTCAATATTGCCAAGAAACTTACTGGCGGTTCTAATCTAGCACCAGCACTTCTCGGCCGTTTAATGGGTCGTAAACAATCCACAATAGAACATTTTGCCAAACCAAGAAAAAGACCTTCTGCACGAGGAGTTAATTTTGAAACTGGTGGTGCATTAGAAGAAGGTGGTGAAGCAACTAAAGTATTGGGAATGATTTATGAAGAATTAAAAATGGCTGAAGAAACTCGAAAGTCATTGGCCAAAGCCAGAAGAAATGAAGATGATGCAAATGAGGAAAGAGAAACACAAAGAAATAAAGCCATCATTGCAGCTTTGACGGTCAGAAAGAAAAAAGAAGAAGAAGATAAAAAGAAAAGAAAAAAGAAAGAAGAAGTAAAAGAAAAACCTGGTGCACCAACAAAACCTACACCACCAGGTAAAGGTAAAGGCAAAGGTAAAAAACCTGCTAAAGAAGCACCAAAAGAACCTGCTAAAGAAGCACCAAAGCCTCCTACTAAAGAAGCACCAAAGCCACCAGTTAAAGAAGCACCAAAGCCTCCTGCTAAAGAAGCAGAAAAACCCACGGCCGCACCTGCACCAAAACCAGAAGTAAAGCCACCCTCGGCAGCGCCTGCTCCCAAGCCTGAAGTTAAGCCGTCAACTACGGCACCTGCACCAAAACCAGAAGTAAAACCACCAACAGCAACACCAACTGCTAAACCTCCAATAGTTGGTGGTGCGGCAGGTAAACTAGGTGGGTCTGCAGCAATCGTCATTTCTTCATTGGCTGCTGCTGGCCTTTCTTCTAAAGCACAAGCAAATGTATTGGCACAAGTAAAATCAGAATCTAATTTCGTGGCAAAAAGTGAAAATTTAAATTATTCTTCCGCAAAAGCAATTCAAAATACTTTTGGTAAAAATAGAATACCTAGTGAAGAATTTGCTCAACAATTTGTTAAAAATCCAGAAGCACTAGCAAATCATGTATATGCAAAAACAGATGGTAATTCTCAACCAGGTGACGGGTGGAAATATAGAGGCCGAGGTTTTTTACAAATTACAGGAAAAAATGCATATAAATCTTTAGGTGATTATCTTAAAATGGATTTAATTTCTAATCCAGATTTACTTAATAGTCCTGAAGTTGCTGCAAAATCTATACCTTGGTTCTTTTTAAATTATAAATCATATTTAACTAAAGGAGATCCAAAATCTCTTGAAAATATATCATTAGTAAATAAAGCCGTTGGTTTTTCTGATCCTACAGGTGAAAAAGCTACCAAACGAGCGGAATTGGCTTTAGAATTTGAATCACAAGGTTTAAACACCGGTAATCAAATTAACGCAGCTTCTGTTGAAAATAAAGATTTGAAACAAACTGAATCAGATAAGAATGCAAACATTGTAAATACCACCAATGTTAATCAAACAAATAATACACAACAAACAAATAAAAAACAAAAAGAGAATGACAGGCCAGCAATTCTTGAAAAGAGTAAAGGTTAAGAATGAACTACGAACAAGCCGATAGAATAAGAAAAAAAACATTATCAGATAGAATCTCTGAGAAAATGGTCGGTGGAGAATCTTTTGGTAAATCCATTTCTAAATCCGTTTCAGAAGGCAGCCAAGCAAGAATGACAAACTTAAAGAAAAAGTTTGATCCAATGAACATTGCTAAATTTATGACTGGTGGTTCAAATTTAGCTCCTGCTCTTGTTGGTAGATTGATGGGTAGAAGTGAAAAGGATATGAAATATTTTACCGGTAAACAAGGTAAAATGGATACAGCATCAAAGATAAAACCCACTCGTGAAAATGAAGAAGGTATGTTAGAGATGCTGAATGAGATTTATCTTTTGTTAGAAGATTCTCGACACTCACTTAAAAATCTATCACCAACAGAAGAAGAAATATTTGAAAGGGAATTAAAAGCTAAACAACGGCATAAAGAATTGCTTGAGGCTTTAAAATATAAAACAACAAAAGAAGAAACGGCAACAAAGAAAGAAGAACCAGATGTTTCAATATTTGATAATATCTTGGATATGTTTGGATTAAAAGACCTTGGTAAATTAGCAATTAGAGGATTGGGAAGTTTAGCAACAGCCGCTGTTACTGGTGCTGGTGGAGTTTTATTAGGCGGAGCAGCTGCAGCTGGTATTGCTTATTTCATGTATAAAGTTTTGACTGATGAATCCAGTTACGATAAAGATCCAAACTCACCTTTTAATTTGGCCTTAAAACAAGCAGAATCAGTTGGTGGCCTTGCCGGTGTTAAAGATGAGGAAGACCGTATTAGAAAACTTCCTGAATATGAAAAAACAAAAGCTGAAATTGCCAATTTTGAAAAGAACTATAATGAAAGTGAAAAATTAAATGATGCACAATTAAAAGGATATGCAGAGAGAGGTCCAGAAGCTGCACGAGCAGTTCAAGATTATAAAATTGAAAGAGATAAGTTACTTGGCAAACCGGCTACGGTACCAACATCAGCAACACCAAAGGCTGATTCAGGACCCACAGCGACACCAAAGGCTGATTCAGGACCCACAGCGACACCAAAGGCTGATTCAGGACCCACAGCGACACCAAAGGCTGATTCAGGACCCACAGCGACACCAACGGCTTCAGCAGAATCTTCCGACACGGCCACACCAATGCCTTCGGCGCCTGCATCAGCAGCCGTAATGCCAGCAACTAATGAGAATTTAGAAATGAATTTACCAACGGATTCAACTTCGGCTAATGAAACAATCAATACAACAAATATCAATGCACAAAATCAACCATCTCAAAGTGTTACCGAGATTCCTTCAGTAAGGAATATGGAAGAAACATTTCAAAGAATGAT